TTCTTTAAATTGAAATACGACAAGCTTTCTAATACCTGGTATCGAGTGGGCTAAAAAATGCAAATCCCTATCCTTGATGGAATCTATACAGATAACAACTCTGACTTTCGCACAGCTTACCCTGTCAACCTGATTCCAGTACCAAAAGGACAGGGGATTTCTGCCGGATACTTACGACCAGCTGAAGGCATTAACCATATTGCAGACTTAACTGGTGTAGATCGTGGCGGTATTGTATGGCGCGGTGAGCATTACCGGGTTTGCGGAACCAAGTTTGTAAAAATATCAAAAACCAATCAGGTGATTGAGCTTGGAAGTGTGCAAGAAGGTGGTCGATGTTCATTTGATTACTCGTTTGACTATCTTGCTATTAACGCAGGTTCATCACTGTACTTATACAAGGATGAATTGAAACAGGTAACCGATGCAAATTTGGGTAATGTCTACGATGTAATCTGGATAGATGGTTATTTCATGACGAGTGACAGCAACAATATTGTTGTTACAGAGCTAAATAATCCGTTTGAAGTGAACCCGCTTAAATACGGTTCATCTGAAGTAGATCCCGATCCAATTGTTGGGTTGATAAAGCTTCGAAACGAAGTGTACGTGCTCAACCGCCATACCGTTGAGGTTTTTGATAACGTAGGCGGGGAATACTTTCCGTTCCAGCGTATTGATGGCGCTCAAACCATGAAGGGCACTCTCAGTAAGAATACTAGCTGTATTTTTATGGATGCTATTGCAATGCTGGGTAGTGGTCGTAATGAGTCGATCAGTATCTTTATTGCTTCTGCTGGAACAACTCAAAAAATCGCAACACGCGAAGTTGAGCAAATCCTTTCAAATTACACTGAAGATCAACTATCAGGATGTTTGTTAGAGGCTCGTCAAGTAGACGGCCATTCATGGTTATACATTCATTTGCCTGATCAAACACTTGTCTATGATGCATTGGCTTCTCAAGCTACCGGTCAACCAACCTGGTTTATTCTAAACAGTGGAAACGGCTATACAGCTCGAAACATGATTTATGCCCATAACAAATGGTTCGTAGGTCATACCACACAGCCAAAGCTTGGCACCTTAACCGATGAAACTGGTGAACACTGGGGTGAGTTGGTTGAGTGGCAATTTGGGACGGCGATTGTCTATAGTGAGTCTAATGGTGCCATCTTTCATCAACTCGAATTGGTGGCCTTAACTGGTCGTAATGCCTTTGGAAAAGAATCCAGAATTTACACCCAATACTCTGTTGATGGCATTGAATGGTCTATGCCGAAATTTATCAGTGTAGGAAAGCAAGGGCAGCGAACAAAACGCCTGGTATGGTTCCAGCAAGGTTATATGCAGAACTGGCGCATTCAGCGATTTACCGGCACATCAGATAGCCGAATATCAATAGCAAGACTAGAGGTCAAAATAGAGCCACTGGGGGCTTAGATGATAGTTAGACCCAAAAAACCAAGCCGAGAAGAGCTGGCTAAGATCTTTAAGGATCCGCGAACCTTAAAGGCATTTGAGCAGGTTTTTGAGATTCTGCCAAATGAGATTGAACGCCAGCAAGTAGGTCTTGATGAAGTTCAGTTTCAGGCTGAAGGTGCTGGTGCTCAAGCGGTACTTGCTATTGCTCTAATTCAAGCCGTAGAAGCTTTGGCTGAGATTAAAGCCATGGAGCCAGTGCACCAGTGCAATTGCCAACTTGATGATCTTACACCTCGCTTCGAGCCCGTTTCTGTCGAATCGCCAGAGCCTACACATATTCATTATCATGAAATATCAACACTGGAGATAGTTTGATGGCTGTCAAAGTAAAATGCATTATTCCGCCTAAGCAGCTGGAAAGCGTACAGACCAAGCAATATATTGCTACAAGCGTTAAAACAATGATTGATAAGGTCACAATAACCAATACAACTGCAGCGGCTGCCACTTTCAGCTGTAATCTGGTGCCTCAGGATGGCACAGCAGCTGACGCTAATGCCCTGATTAAAACAAAGTCTGTCGCGGCTGGTGAAACTTATGTCTGCCCAGAACTGGTTGGGCATGTGCTTGAACCAGGCGATGCGATTAGCATGATTGCAAGTGTCGCCAATGCACTTACTATCCGGGCATCAGGTCGAGAGGTCACATGATTACTTTGCAGCCTCTGAATGATCTGGATCTTATAAACCGTGTGATTTTAGATGCTGCAGTAAATGATGATATTTCAGACGACGCAACTAAAAATCACGAATTACAGCAATTACCTCACGCCTTTGAATGTCTTGGAATTTACCAGGATGAAGAAATCAAAGGTCTATTTATGCTTGTTCCACAAAATGCAGTAACCGCAGAGATTCATACCTGTTTATTGCTACGTGGGAAAGAAGCATTTCAAGCAGGTCAATTACTGCTTGATTATCTATTCAGTAATTATCAAAAAGCAATTTCTTATACACCTTCGACCAATAAAAAAGCCCTGTTTTATGCGCTTCGACTTGGATTTAAAAAAGAAGGTGTTTTGACTCAATCATTCTTAAAAAATGGTGTGTTGGTTGATCAGATAGTGGTCGGACTGACCAAAGGAGAGTATTTATGCCAGTTGCAGCAGTAGTTGGCGCTGGGGTTGTTGGTGGTGTACTTTCAAGCCGAGCACAGAAGAAAGCAGCAAATACAGCAGCGAATGCCCAGATTGAAGCTTCTGAAATGGGAGTTGAAGAGCAGCGTCGTCAGTTTGATGCAGTTCAAGAACTTTTAAAGCCTTATGCGAATGCCGGACTTAGTGGGCTATCAGGTCAGCAAGACTTACTTGGTATCAATGGCACAAAAGCACAGCAAACGGCTATTAATAATATCAATAATAGTGCTGAGATGCAGACTTATCTTAAACAAGGTGAAAACGCTATTTTGCAAAATGCATCGGCTACCGGTGGCCTTCGTGGTGGTAATACTCAGGCGGCATTGGCGCAATTCAGACCCCAATTATTGAACCAGCTAATCAATCAGCGTTACCAAAATTATGCTGGACTCACCGCATTGGGTCAGAATGCAGCAGCAGGCACCGGTAATGCCGGCATGCAGACTGCAAGCAATATTTCGAACCTATATCAGCAAACTGGCGCAGCACAAGCGGGTGCAGCACTTGCCAATGGTCAAGCCAATGCAAATATGTGGAATGGCTTAACCGGTGCGATCGGTCAGATCGGTGGAATGAAGATGATGGGGATGTTCTAATTATGCAGCCTATTAATTATATGCTCGATGTGCAGAATCCCGTTCAAACTGCAGTAACCGGACTTACTCAAGGCATGCAGATCGGTCAGTTTGTGCAGTCAAAAGAGCAAGCTGAACGCGAAGCCATTCAGAAGCAACAGATGCAACAGGAACTATCAGCCTTTGCGTCAAAGCCGAATAAAACCCATGATGACTATGCAAGCATCATGGCGAAATATCCAGCATTAGCAGAAGATTTCAAACGCTCTTATGATGTTCTAGACTCTGGAAAGCAACAAGCTACATTTAAAACAGCCTCGCGTATTTATGCAGCCACAGCAAGCAAGCGTTTTGACTTGGCTAAGTCTATTCTTGAAACGGAAGCGGTTGGTTATGAGAATGCAGGTGATAAAGAAACGGCTGGTTATTTGCGCCAGATGGCAACCATGGCTGAAACAGATCCTGAAGGGCTGCAGACCTTAAGCGGACTTACCCTTGCTTCAACCAATCCAGCACAGTTCAAGGATGTCCTGGGCGCATTGAATCAAAATGATTTAACGCCGTTTGAGATTGAAAGCAAACAGGCTCAAACTGGTAAAACCAAAGCTGAAACTGAAAAAACCGAAACTGAAACGCTTTGGTACGGCGATAAAACTCAGGCCGAGATTGATAATATTGAATCTCAGATTGAGGACCGTAAAACTGGTCGTGTTCTGGAGCAGCAGAAAATGCAGCTGGATAATGATCAGTTCTACTCAAAACTTGATCAGGATCAGCAGCAATTCTATGAAAACTTAAATCAGGAAGAGCGAAAGATTGCCCAGACTGTATTTAATGTTAAAGAGAAGCCCGAACAGCGCATGGAGCGACTGGAAAAGGTTGAAGGCTTTGCGACAGCAGCCAGAAATGCGTCTGAAGGTGCAAAATTAGCAGCTCAACTTGCCAATGATGCGAAGGCTCTTAATGAGTCGACTGGTGGCTTCTGGAATAGAGCTATGCGCAATGTTCCAGGTACTGCTGAATACACTTTTGATCAAAAACTAGAAACCATGAAGTCTAAAATCTTCTTGGCGCAAGTCGATCAAATGCGTGGATTAGGTGCTTTAACGGAATCAGAAGGTGCAGCATTAAAAGCATCCATTGCTTCGATTAACCCGAACCAAGATCCAAAAACAGTACAAGAGAGTTTAACTGAGGTTGCTAAGCAACTTTCCAAAGCTGCTCAAACCGCAAATAAGAAATCTCAGATCTATGCAACCAAAGGCAAGGGTTATTCTGCAGAAGTGGTCGCAGCGGCGAAAGCTCGCGGTGTTCCACCTGCTGAAATGCAGAAGCTTGCCAATCAATTGGGTATTGAATAATTTTAATTACATACCTAAATATGAGCCACCTTCGGGTGGTTTTTTATTGCCCAAAGGAAAGTGTATGGCTACACGTCAAGAACTTGAAACAGCTCTAAGCAATCCGAATGTTCGAAAAATGCTGGATGTTATTGCGAATGCT